GTAACTTGAATTAGACAAATCAACTTGAGCAACATTGAACACTGATGCAGCGCTCATTATTGGACCTGTTAATCTTTCATGATCTGCATAATTAACTTGACCCGTAATTATGTTGCCAGTTTTTTTGTCTTTATACATTGGCGGCTTGTAAAAAATAATCGTTGTAGACTCTGAGCCCTTAGCAACTTGAGCACCAACCGTTGCCCACTGTTTATAAGTAGCCCAAACATTTTGTTTATAGCCTTTGTCTCTAGTCGTAGCAGCCAACATAAAATAGTTGATACCTTTGTATCTATTTTTTGTGACCGCGTTAGTCGCTGGTAATAAATTTTCATCACCAAACATTTTTACCCAATTGTCATTGTTGTGTATCATCTCATTGATAACCTCACCAACAAATGACTTGAGTGTCTCTTTTGATTTAGTCATATTTTTATTTCCTTTCATAAATAAAAGCGTATTTTATATTTATAGGATATTATAGGAGCGTTATGTCGCACCTCCCAGATTATCCTATGCAAAAACTGCATAACTAGATCTTGTGTCAACAAAATAATAAAACACAACATGTAGATAAGAGCATGTGGGCGGGGCCCACCCCGATCTCTCCCCCCTCATAGAGGTACCAGACCGTTTTGGTTTTTTGGTTTTTTTATTTTTGTTGTTTCGCATACGTGCAAAAGGGATCCTAACATATACCCTTATATTGCTTGATTTGAATAATTTATCCTATAAAATACTTTTTGGTTCCATATGAAACTAACTTTAGAACAGATTAATAAAATTCCTGATGTTCAGGAAAGAGAAAGATTAAAAGAGAATATAATAGCTGGTTATGAAAACCAAAAAGCTACTGCCTCTAGAGCAGACTTTTTAACCTTTGTTAAAAGAATGTGGCCACAGTTTATTGAAGGTAAACACCATAAAGAAGTATCAGAAAAATTTAATAAAATAGCTAGTGGTGAATTGACTAGGTTAATTATTAATATGCCACCAAGACATACAAAGTCTGAGTTTGCATCTTATTTTTTACCTGCGTGGATGATAGGTAATTATCCAGAGCTTAAAATAATTCAAGCAACTCACACAGCAGAGCTAGCAGTAAACTTTGGTCGTAAAACAAAAAACTTAATTGATAGTGAACCTTATCAAAAACTTTTTACAACAAGATTACAAGAAGACTCAAAGGCTGCAGGAAGATGGAACACATCAAAGGGCGGTGAGTATTTTGCAGTCGGTGTCCAAGGTGCGGTAACCGGGAGAGGTGCTGATCTTCTCATCATCGATGATCCACACTCAGAGCAAGATATAAACTCACCCAACGCATTTGAAAAAACATACGAGTGGTATACTTCAGGACCCAGACAACGTTTACAACCAGGCGGTAGAATTATTCTTGTCATGACAAGATGGAGTAAAAAAGATTTAACGCAAATGTTATTAAACTCACAAAAAGAAGAAAAAGCAGATCAATGGGAGGTAATAGAGTTCCCTGCGATTATGCCAAGTGGTGAACCTATGTGGCCTCAATATTGGAAGCTCGAGGACCTTGAAGCTGTAAAAGCATCTGCTGGAGTAAATAAATGGAATGCACAGTACATGCAAAACCCAACCTCGGACGAAGGAGCTTTAATCAAACGAGAGTGGTGGATGGATTGGGAGAGTGAAGAGATGCCAATACTCGAGCATGTTATACAATCTTACGATACCGCCTTTCTTAAAAAACAAACAGCCGATTATTCTGCTATCACAACATGGGGTGTGTTTAGAGAAACCGAAGACTCACCACAATGTTTGATGTTAATAGATGCAATTAAAGGGCGGTATGAGTTTCCTGAATTAAAACGAATAGCATACGACCAATACATGTACTGGAAACCTGAAACAGTTTTAGTAGAGGCAAAGGCTGCAGGACTGCCTTTGATATTTGAGCTACGTCGTATGGGTATACCTGTTGCAGATTTTACCCCTAGTCGTGGTAATGATAAACATGCAAGAGTAAACTCTGTTTCTCCTCTCTTTGAGTCGGGTAGAATATATGCACCAAAGTCTAGAGAGTTTGCCCAAGAAGTTATAGAGGAATGTGCTGCTTTTCCATACGGTGATCATGACGATTTAGTTGATAGCACCACACAAGCGGTAATGAGATTTAGAGATGGAGGCTTGATTATGCACCCAGATGACTATAAAGATGAACCCTTACCTAGAAAAAATTTTAAATATTATTGGTGATGACATTTACATTTAAACACCCAAGTAAATATACTAAGCCTAAAAAGCTAACAACCACAGTACCCCCTAAAAGCGGTCCCACACCACAAGGGTTGAATATTGAATATAATACTGTTAAAGATGTAGGATTGGAGAAAAAGCATGGCAATAGACAAAAGTTTACCAAATAAAAAAACTATAGAAATACCACCGGTAGCGGAACAGGTTGAAGAAGAAATAAAAGTTAAAGAAACTTTACCTGATCCTGGTGAGACTGAGATTACAGAATTAGAAGATGGCGGAGCTGAGATTGATTTTGAACCAGGTGCCTTTAACCAAGAACAAGGTGAAAGTCATTTTGATAACTTAGCAGAATTATTACCAGAAGAAGTTTTAAATCCTCTTGGATCTGAGTTAGTGCAAAACTATCAAGAGTACAAAGCATCAAGAAAAGATTGGGAAGATAGTTATTCAAAAGGTTTAGATCTTTTAGGATTCAAATACGAAACACCTTCACAACCTTTCCAAGGCGCAAGTGGTGCCACACACCCAGTATTAGCTGAAGCTGTTACACAGTTTCAAGCATTAGCATATAAAGAATTACTACCTGCAGATGGTCCTGTAAGAACAAGAATAATTGGAATGCCAAGTCCACAAAAGAATGACCAAGCAGAACGTGTAAAAGAATTCATGAACTATCAGCTCATGGATGTGATGAAAGAGTACGAACCAGAGTTTGACCAAATGCTTTTTTATCTCCCTCTCAGCGGTTCTTCCTTTAAGAAAATTTATTATGATGATCTTTTAGGTAGGACCGTTTCTAAGTTTGTACCAGCTGATGATTTAATCGTGCCATACAACGCATCCTCTTTAGATGATGCAGAGGCCGTGATTCATAGAATTAAAATGTCTGAAAACGATTTAAGAAAACAACAGGTTGGTGGATTCTATCGTGACGTAGACTTACCAAGGCCCATGAACATGGAGACAGAAGTAGAGAAAAAAGAAAGAATGTTAGAGGGAACTAAAAGAAACTTTAACGAAGATATATACACGCTTCTAGAATTTCATGTCAATTTAGATTTAGAAGGGTTCGAGGACCGTGGACCTGACGGCGAGATCACAGGAATTAAATTACCATACATTGTAACTATTGAAGAAGGTTCAAGAGATATTTTATCTATCAGAAGAAACTATGAAATAGGTGACGATAAAAAACAAAAAATACCCTACTTTGTTCATTTTAAATTTTTACCTGGTTTAGGTTTTTACGGTTTTGGTTTGATCCACATGATTGGTGGATTATCAAGAACAGCGACAACAGCCCTACGTTCGTTGCTTGATGCAGGAAC